AGTGACTGTTGTAGCAGCCTTGCATAGGACCGCTGCCCAAGGCTTTTTCCAGATTGCGCTGTCAGGATGTCCAAAGACCCTGAAGACCAGATGAAGCGCAGAAGCCGCCAGAATGGCGTTAGCGGTGGCGTTTATTAGTGTGGCTGCTGTCATCTGTCGTCAGAAGTTTGTTGCTGATTGTTTCCACTGCCCGCAGCCCGCAGAACCCGAGCAGGAACGCCGCTGCGTAAGCGTACTGCGGCTCCCCGTCCAGCCGGGCCAGCTTCAGGATTAACGGCGTCACGTAGTTTGCGCTCGCAGCGCCTCCCAGTAGGCTTGCCAGCGTGCGCGGCAGGTTGCGCCCAGCTTCCTTGCTGCTCATCAGCACGGAGCCAGCAAAGCCAGCCATGGCGAGTCCCAGGTCAACGCCTGCTTGTTTAAGTTCCTCAATCATTTTGAGTCAGTCGGCGGCTTGTGACTGGCCCCAAAATAGTACGACACCACCATCCCCCAGCTCGTCCCCAGCGATCCTAGCAACATCTGGAGTCCAGCGTTATCCCACAACTTTAGCACTCCGGTCATTAACGCGACAAGGATACCAAAGAACCCAACGGTAATGGTGAGCCCTAAAACTGCCGGAACATGCGAGCCCGTTTTAATCTGCATCGCCCTGGCACTTGCCCGGTCTTCTGCTGCCAGTTTCTCGGCGTCAATGCCTAGTTCAGCCATCCTCGTCTTCAACTGGAGATCGGCAGCCTGTAAGGCGGCAATCTGCTCTGCTGTGAGGTTGCCTGAGGTCAGAGCCTTCTGCACCTTGTCAGCAGTAGCATCAGACAAGCCCAAAGCCTTTCCAGCAGCCTCGATCGCGGCTCCCCCGAGCGGCCCACCCAAAAGATTACCAATCGTAGGCAAGAGTTTCTTTAGAAAATCCATGAGCGTAACAGTGCCACTGCGGTGACTGTGAGGGAAGGAAGAATCCAGTCTAGCAGTCCCTTGAGTGTCCAGGCTCTGGGCTCTAGGCCACCGAAGTACGGCATGTTTGCTCGCCGGCCTCCGTAGTTGTGCTCGATGTTGCGATACTCAGCCTGAGCGTATTCGCGGCCCACAAAATAGAACGAGCCAGCAGCAGCACCAACCCACCAGTCACCGCTGGCAATACCGATGATGGCTTGCAAGACGAGAGCGATGACTGGGTGGGCTAGGTGGTTCATGTTAAGACTGAGTTCCAACTACTGTCCCATCTGTGTCTGATGTCGGTGCGCCAGATTTAATCCTGAGTCGCCCAGAGCTATCTACCCACAAATAGAATGTGCCCATTCTCACTGGTCCAGTGTTCCATACTCCAGTTGAGACCTGAACAGTCCCCCCACGAGGGTTAATCTGCATCTCCCTGCCTCCAACTCCGGCTTCAACGGCTTGCAGAAATGCCGTCATTGTGTCGCCTGAAATTGTGTCTACTCCAAGCGCAACACGTTTTGTCCAAGCTGTTGTTCCTTCAATGATCCATTGCCCATTTCCTTCAAAAGATCCCGGAAACAAAGTTGATGCTTTGTCTGCGTCTCCTGAGAGAATGTAATTTCTATGCGACCTTAATCTGCCCCCAATCAATGGGCGAGCAGCGTTTGCTCCACCACCAACAATAGTTATTGCTCCAATAAATATTTTTCTTAAGTCAGCTTGAGTGTATGCAATTGCATTTGTTGTTGTTTGGGCTTCTGAAAAATTGATAAATCCAATGTTCCAATTTCCAATTCCAGAAGAAAACTCAATGTTTATTGGTGCACCTGTAGGAATTGCGCCAATGACTATTCCAGAAATTTGACCACTTGCTCCAGAGTGAATAAAAACATCTCTAGTTAAAGCTCCTCCAGATGAAATGTTTCCAATTTGGACATACTCATTTGTTCCATTGTTGGCAAAATCAAAATTTGTTGAATTTGAATTGCAATGAATGTTGTCAAATGCACACACTGACATTACTCCTTCAACTTTAAGTCCAATAGACCCTGATGTTATTGAGTTGGACTCAAAATTATCGTGAACATTCTCACAGCATCTAATTAAAGTTAAGTTTTTAAGATAACAACCTAAATCAAAACCATAAGTAATATTGTTGTAAATTAAAGCAGCATCTCCGCGATCGTGAATGTAAATTGCTGCTCCTTGCCTTCTTACAAGTGCTCCATCAGTTATGTTTGTATTATGTCCAGTTGAGTAAACAGGATAAAAATGATTGTCTGTGACTACTGGCTTATCAAGGCATACTGTAATTTCAATTCCATTTGTGCAGTCGATCATGTTGCCCTTAAATGTTGGGCGCTCAAATCCACTACAATAATATGCTTTGTTGTATCCCATAACAAAACAGTCCTCAACAGAGGTATCTGCACCTTGTACTGTTATTGCTGTGCCTGCAAAGGCGGCAATGACCGCTGCTGCGGCAGCATTGCTAGTTGCTGGAACTGCTGTTGCAGATGTGACTACTGAAAGCCCTTTAAGGGACGATCTGTTTTTTAGGTTAATAGTCGCAGTAGTCGGCAACAAAAGCGTCCCAGCCTTTTTGTATTGAAACCTGCCATCTGTGGGTGGCCCCCAAGTTCCTTGCGGCAACACTTCTCCGGGCTTTGTTTGTCCATCCAAAACCACATTTGGACCCACTGTTATCGAGCCAGACAGAAGATGCGGGCCAGAAAGCGTAACAGTCCCACCGTTTGCGGATATACTATCAATAGCCGCCTGAATCGCTGCCGTATCATCAGTAGTGCCATTCCCTACAGCCCCAAACTGGAGCACTGAGACGATGCCGTTTAGCTTTGATGCGTTTTGAAAAGATTTGCTGCTCATAGTGTTAGTTTGCTACTCGAAGTACGCGAAATCCTGTTCCAGCAGAGTCAGCAGCACCTACAGTGACTTGCTTCAGTGCGCCATTGACGTAGATGTATGCCGGGTTAGATGTGTCCTGAGTCGTGCGGAACACGGCAGTTCCTGCAAAGTTTTGTAAGTCTACAACAGCAGCAGACGCTACTGGTTTAATGTAAACTGAATCATCTGCACCAACTCCAAAAGCAGGCAATGATGCATTACCAATTGCATTCTTAAAGAAAATGGCTCTATTATTTTCAAGCCTTAGCTGATTTTTTAATGCAACATCAGTCTTGAAACTAACAGAATCGTTTCCAATAAAATTTATTAAAGGAAGCAAGTCTGGACTAATCGAGTAAGTTTGATTGGCTCCCCAAAATACATTTCCAACACTTATTACGTTTCTGACATTAGGAGCAACGCTAAATGCTATTCCTTGTGTTCTATTGTTATCAAAAACACATCCAGAAATGCTTATGTTTTGAATGTAATCTGAATTTGCAATCAAAGATCCATCAATAAACACTCCACCCCCTGCAATAAGCGAGCCATTCTCAATAAATTGACATCCAGTAATACTTATGTCACCCGGAGCAAACCCAACGCTTGAGAATGTGCCAGTGTCGTAATAGATAAAGATTCCAATTCCCGCAGCCGATCCGCTTCCAGTATTTTTGAAAAAAATGCAATTTGAATATGATATTCCATATCCAGAAGTCAAAAGTGCCCCGGTTGCAAAATTTGTTATAAATGAGTTTTCATAAATAACATTTTGACTGTATGTAAATGTATACCCAGTAAAATTAGTGCTGGCATTTGGTGGGTCATTAACAATAGAAAATCCCTTGCCACCTATTTGACCAGAACCAGAGTTTCCATTTTGGTCACAACCAAATGCTCTGATATTTGAATACGTTACATTGTAACGCATTCCATCATCAAACATCACATACACATTTTTTGCAGTAATGTTTTCAAAAACTCCATTTACTGCCCATGTTCCAACACAGGCCGTTCCCCCATCTTTGTACATGTTGACAATGTACAGATCTGCAATCCTAAAGTTCGTAACACTAGATGTTGCAACTCCAGAGTTCTTTTCTACAGTAGTTGTATTCCCAACAATCTTTGCGCCAACAAAAGAGAAATTGTCGCAACGGTTAAACTGGATTGCTCCACACCTGCCAGCAGCAGATCCAATTTGAAACGTAGCTCCGTAAGCACTGACAGAAAAGTTGCTGATGTTGTCAAACAGCACACAAGGTGGGTCGTATGCGCTTGGAGGAGCGGTGACAGTAGAATTGAGAAGGTACGTTCCCGGAGGAATCAGGATGTTCCTGTTTGATGCAATGGCAAGTCGAATTGCGGGCGCCGCGTCAGTCGCTCCAGTGTTATCAGCACCAAAGTCCAACACAGAAACACTCTCACGCACCTTATCCTGCATGTTCCGCGTAACAGCACCTGCACCGGCCTGGATGAACGACACGCTGGTCCCAGGAGTCTGGTCGCCAGTAATGACTGCACCACCTTGGAACAAGAACTGGTCACCAGCAGCAGCCGGCGCAGTCAGTGTGACAGTCGAGGAGTTTGTCTCCAAGTAGTCTAGGTTGAGGTTCAGCCTCAGTCCGTTGCGGAAGACCTGCAACGTGTCAGTACCGGGCAGGTAGCTAAACACGGTCAGCGAAAACGTAGTCTGACTCGCAGTCGCAGTGATGAGCTGCGTGGAGATGTCGAAGACCGATGTAGGTGCATCAGACTGGTCAAACGCAGAGAAGACCAGAGCACGGTTCTTGTTCCTGACAGTGATCGAGTATGTGTCAGTCGAAGAGTAGAACCTGCTAGGCGTTCCCTGTCTGCTTGGATAGCCACCAACAGTACGAACAGGCTGAGCCGCAGGAATGGTCAATGCTGCGTCCCAGAACACGTTTACAGGGGCTGTTTCTGGGTTGAGGTTAGACTGCCCGATGTAGATGTAGCCGTTCTCAAGAGGAGAACCGTCGAGGTCGTTGAAGACAGGGAAGGGAGAGATGATTGAAGAGGGCATTACTGGGACTCCTGTTGAGGGCTGACGAAAGGTTGTGGTGGTGCGACAAGGTACGAACGAATCAACTCGTTCACCTTGGGAAGGTTTTCTGGTGTGACCTTTTTGAGGACGAGCTTGGCGACCTCTGGATCGAGCATGGCATCACTGAGCAACTGTATCACCCGGTCTTTAGTGTCGCCAGTCCACTGTTTTCTTAAAAAAGAAAAAATGCCACTTAGCAACTTGCCCTTACCGGGCTCAATGCCACTAACAACCCGCTCAATAACTCCAAGAACATTGTCTTCAAGTTCTTTGTCGATACGTTGTTCAAGAATGTTTGCGAAGCTGGTAACTGATTCTCCAGGAGTTGCCTGAAGCCTAGCAGACATCATTGCAACTTTCTTCTGAGCAGTTCGTAGCGCGTTTAGCTCTGGCGAGTTTTTGCCAAAAACAGCTTCAATAGATGCAAGATTTTTCTCTTTGGTTATAAAGTTAATTGTCTTTGCAAGAGATACAGCAAGATCTGCTGGAGTTAAGTCACCCTCCACGTATCCAAGCTCAGTTTGTTTTGCAAGCCGGCTATTTTCTTCTAGGTATTGCTTGAATGCATTCTGAACAGCCTGTCTTGTTCGACCAGACTTATCCATGTCAGCCAGCTTCATTAACTCACGAAAACGATTTGGGGCATCGTCTTTATCCGCGATACTTTTAACAACAGCAGCAGGACTGCCTTTAATGAACTTTTTGGCAACATTTGCATCTATCTTTTTTTGAGTGTCCTTATTTAAGGCCTTTATTTCTGCCTTAGCTGTATCTCTGATTTCTTTAGCCTGTTCTTTTGCATTCGCAATAGCTTCCGCTCCCTGTCCTTGAGCGTTGTCTAAAACTTGTTTTGCTGCTGCATTTGCTTCTGCAAGAATATCTTTAGCTGACTTTTCGGCGGCCTGTACTCCTAACTTCGCCTGTTCAATATTTAACTCAGCAGCCTTAGCCCTACCAAGACCAGCTTCAATTGGACCTGTAAGAGATATTGTAAGTGGAGTTAGTTCAGGAAAAGCAGTAGTCCAATCTGCTCCAGTAGCCTTGCCAGGCATGCTCTTAGACATCCAATCCTGCACAGCCGCTTCACTTGGATTCAACCCAAGCTCAGAAGACATGCGCTCTATCATTGCGTCTATCGTTGCCTTAATACCAGTTGGGCTGCCTTCAAGCGCAGCTCTTAACTGTAGCAGGTCTTCCTTGCTTGCAAAAAACACGTCAAGCGTTTGGCTTGGAGCTACTGGACCATCAGCACGTAGCACTGATCCCATTGGACCGTCTAAAAATGTGTCAGCAAATACCTTGTATTCACTATAAGCAACTTTAAGGGCATCATTTATATCACCCGCCCTTTCCATGTCGCGCATGATTGCATCCTTAACTCCGCCCAGCGCAGCAGCTCTTACTCTGTTTCCAGATGCAATCGCCTCTCCAATTTCGCCAGCAATTTCAGTGCGTCTTTCCTTTAACGTGTTAAGCGTATCAGATTTCTTCTTTTTGTAAGAATTTATGATAGCATTTACAACACGAGATTCCTGCCTGCCAATTTGTTTGGCTTTTGACTTAAATGCCTTTGCTGCGTCAAGCATGTTGTCAACAGCCACTTCTGTTGTTCCAAATCTTAAATCTCCAAAAAGCTCGTCAAACCTTTCCTTTCCTCTCTGAAAGTTCTCAACAAGCACCTCTTTTGCTATTTCGTTTCTTGCAGCGCGTTTTGCCTCACGTCCCAAGCGATCCCTGTAAGACGACAGTGCCTCGTATGCTTGCTGAAGCTCTATCTGAACAGCATTCGCGGCCTGCTCCATGCTTAAAAGCCCGTTTCTGGCTCCCTGCATGATGGCATCTGCCCTCATCATTCCTTCAGTCAGGATCTGAGACGCCTGCTGCTCTCCGTTTGCTTTAAGCTCTTCAGCGGCTGAATTTGCCGCGTCCATCAATGCGTTGGCCTCTTCTGCCGCAGCTTGCTTTATTTGCTCTACGCTTGCGCGTTTTCCCAAAATGTAATCACGCCTAGCAGCTTGAACTTGTCTTGAAATCTCTTCTGGAGGTGCGCCTGCTTGTGCAAGTCTTGCGCTCAGTTCAGTAGAAATAGCCTGAATGTTCTGCTGGTCCCGTGTTTGAAGCGCCTCGTTCCTTGCGGTCAGAATGCGCTGTAGGTTGATGAGCCCTTTTTGCCCGGTCACCTCCCCGGTCATTGGCTCGAAGCCAGCCGTCCTGATTTCAGCCGCCCTTTCAATGGCATCAATGGCTGCTGTTGGGTCTGCTGTAAATGCTCCTAGAGCCTCGTTGCGCTGCTTGATTGCTGCTGCCTCGGTTCTGAGAGCCTTGGACCTAAGCATCCCCGGCAGATCCCTTGCCTGTGCGGCAAATGCTCCTTGAACTGCTCGTTCTGCCAGTGCTGATAAATTCAGCTTGCCTTCTTGAGCCTGCCTAACAGCTTCCATTCCGGCACCAATAGCGCCACCAACTACCGCTTTAGCAGCTCCAAGTTTTCCTCCTGTTACAAATGCTGGAAGCGTTTCGCCAGTCAGCTTTGCATACCTACTTGCACGATCCTGCTCCGCAAAAGAAGCCCTTGCACGCTCCTCTGTGGTCATTGGAGTGACTGCTTCTTGAATTTTACCTCCAAGATAGCCTCCAATCAGTCCTGTCTGAATTGTTCCAACGCCGGGTGTGGCTCCAGTCGCGCCAAGCAGTCCAGCTCCACCAATGGCGCCAGGAATACCTCCCTGTTCGTAGCCAAGTGCTGCTCCAGTCAATGCTCCAACCGCGCCTCCAATAAGAGGCACAGTGCCAGCAGCCTCGCCAACATATCCTCCAATAGTGGGCCCAATAGCCTCTACAAAGCCCTGCTTAAACGCCCCAGTAGGACTCTCCATCTCAGACTTGTATTGGTTCCACAAACCAGCCAGCACAGGAGTGCGTTCTTGGTCAAACTGCGTGCTAGGATTGATGTTTCCGGCAGCAACCTGCTGGTTGAAGTAGTCCCTGATCGAGGGATTGCGAGACATCGTGCCGTAAATCGCATCGACCTCAGACTGAGTTATGCTTTCTGCCTGAGGCGAGACAGCCTTTAAAATGTCAGCAGCTAGTTCCTTTGGAGGAGGAGTGTTGTCGAGAGTCGCGCCAACTTCTTGAGGAGGCCGGCCAGCAAACTCAATGGGAGTCTCAAGCATCCCAGGCTGCTCGATTGGCATCTGTGCGCCGGCAGTAGGAGGCTCTCCAAAACTTGCCCTGTAATCACCCAAGGCAGCATCGACAGCAGACTTCTCGTCTGGAGCCTCAATGACATACTCCTTGCCGTAAACATCGAGCGTAAATTCAGGCATATTATTTTCTGCTCTTAATTACTACGCCAGAAGGAGGAA